CTGGTCGTAGTCCTGGCCGTGGTGGTCACTATCGTCGTAACTCTCAGTCCCATTACTCTTGCAGGAGGTAGTCCCATGTTTGGAATCTCAGCAGGTATCAATGCCACTCATGATCAGAAGATGTACTGGAAGAACCGGCACAACTTCATCAAGGATCGAGGTGCCGCGTGGCAGCGTGAGGACAGTCAGATCCAGCGTCGTGTCGAGGACGCTCGCAAAGCCGGCGTTCATCCCCTTTTCGCCCTGGGCGGCGCTTCGGGTAGCTCCTACTCCCCCATGTTCAGTTTTCAGTCTGATTCCCCGGCTAAGGGTCCGGTGACGTGGCCGCAACGTCCCAGCGCCCAAGAGCAAGCCCTCGGCGCGGCCGCTATCAGGGAGACGGAAGCGCGCACCGCGGTGTATGAGGCGCAGGCCAAGCGCGAGAATTTCGCTCTCGAAGCGGAGCGGGCCTCCATGGCAGCGCGTGCTGTTCAGCGCTCGAACAGTCAGCAGGACGTGATTAAGGTTCCGGCCCAGGCCAATGAGTATGAGCTCCCGCCCGGTGAGACAATTCGTCTCTTCAAGAAGCCCGGCGAGGGTTGGCGGACGTCGAAGTCCGCTACCGCGCAGCAGATGGAAGATGAATACGGAGAAATCAGTGATTGGACCTATGGTCCGACTCGTGCGTTCTCCGATTGGTTCTGGCTCAATGAAGGGTGGCGCATGTTCGCGCCCTACGGTGTCCAGGAGCGCGTCCGCCGCTAGCGCAAATAGCGGCTTCAAAGGAGGTGTTGTGTTATGGCATATCGTCGTGGTCGTCGGTCGTTTCGTCGTGGGCGTCGTTCCTTCGGTCGTCGGCGCGGTCGGTCGTTCGCGCGCCGGCGTGGTGGCCTTCCCCGCCGACTTCGAGTCGGCTATCGCATGTGATGTGCTCCGAGCCGTTCCGGCCGGCAGGTAGTGCGGAGTGGCCCTGTGGCAAATGCCCGGCATGTCGGATCAACCGGGCAAAGCTTTGGCAGGGCCGGTTGTTGTTGGAGCGGATGGAACATCGTGACGGTCTGTTTGTGACCTTGACGTATAACGATGAACACCTGCCGCATGTGCAACTCGATGGAGGCCAATCGTGGAGGCGAGATGGCCAGCTTTTTTTAAAGCGGCTTCGCAAGGCGCATGATTCGCCGATTCGTTATTTTCTGGTCGGTGAGTACGGCAGCTTATCTGGCCGCGTTCATTTTCATTTGTGTCTTTTCGGTCGCTTTGACACTTTTCTTGATCGCGAAGGCTTTATTCGCTGCAAGGTCGTCGATGATGCGTGGACCCTGAACGGTAAGGATCTCGGTCATGTCAAGATTGGTGAAGTTGGTCCCGAATCGGTTGCGTACGTGACTGGTTACGTGCTGAAGGGCTGGACAAGTGGTGATGATTCAACTCGTGATGGGCTACCGCCCGAGTTCTCACGGATGTCTCTTCGCCCAGGTATTGGAGCAATGTGTTTGCCCGGATGGGCTGAGCGGTTGATGACTCGTGTCGGAGCGGCAGGTCTTGCTCAGGAAGGCGATGTCATAACTCAGTTTCGTATCGGTGCGCAGTGGTACCCGCTGGGGCGCTATCTCTCGCAGAAGTTGCGTGAGGATTTGGGAAGGTCCAAAGGCACTCCGGCGGTCAAGCAGTTGGAAGTAAGCGCGAAGCGTTTGTCTGAGCCTCGCGAGGTGCGGGAACTGCGACGGCAGCAGCAGGCCACGATAGCTAAGCAGCGCTCGCAAAAGCGTCTCAAAAAACGGAGGTTGCAATGAAGCGTACAAAGCATTCCCTGTCTCACTACCGGCTGTCGACGTTCGATATGGGACAGCTTGTCCCGGTCGGTGTCTACGAAGTCCTCATGGGTGACGCGATCCGGCAAGCATCGTCAATCCTGCTTCGCGTCTCCCCGCTGATGTCCCCGGTTATGTATCCGGTGTCGGTGCGTCTGCATCACTGGTTTGTGCCGTGGCGTCTCGTCTGGGATGGCTGGGAGGAGTTCATCACTGGCGGTGCCGATGGCCTCGGTGGTTCCTCGGGTGCGTTCCCCTACATCGATGCCGGTGGTACCGGTTTTACCGTCAATGGTCTTCTCGACAAGCTCGGTATCCCGCCCGGTGTGGCCAATCTCCAAGTCTCGGCTTTGATCGTTCGTGCTTACCAGCTCATCTGGAACACGTTCTATCGTGACCACGATTTGCAGACTGAAGCGACGATCTCCACCGGTTCCGGCGCCGATTCCACCACGTCCACCACCCTGCAATCGGTCTGCTGGGAAAAGGACATGTTTACGGCGGCTCGGCCCTGGACGTCTCGTGGTGCGGATGTCGTCTTGCCGCTCGGGTCCGAGGCTCCGGTCTTGGGTATCGGTCTTCAAAATCAGACCTACGATCTCACCAACCAGACGGTGTATGAGTCTGATGGGACGACTTCTGTTTACGCGACGGCGGCGCGTGAGACAACCAACCAGATTCGCTGGGAACAGGACGCGACTACCGGCTACCCGAATGTGCGTGTCGATCTTTCGGCGGCTGCCGGCGCTTCGATCATCGACTTTCGTCGTGCCGTCGCCATTCAGCGCTATCAGGAAGCGCGAGCCATGTACGGTGCGGAGTACGCCGATTATCTTCGTTACTACGGCATCAAGAATCTCGATGCCCGTCTTCAGCGTCCGGAATACCTCGGTGGTGGTAAGCAGACCATTAGCTTCTCGGAAGTGCTTCAGACGGCCGAAGGGACCGATGGTGTCGGTACCATGCGTGGTCACGGTATCTCGGCCATGGCCTCCCGTCGCTTCATGCGGTTCTTTCCCGAGCACGGTGTGGTGCTCTCCCTGGCGTCGGTGCGTCCGCGCACCATGTACAATGACGGCGTCAATCGTCTCTGGCTCCGTCGCACCAAGGAGGACTTCTGGCAGAAGGAGCTCGAAAACATCGGTCAGCAGGAAATCCAGAATCAGGAGGTCTATGCGGCTGCGGCGACGCCGAGTGGGACGTTCGGTTACGGCGATCGCTACTACGACTACCGGCATATTCCCTCCGGTGTCTCGGGTGATTTCCGCAATTCCAAAATGTACGACTGGCACCTCGCCCGCATCTTCGGTTCGGAACCAACGCTGAATAGCGACTTCGTCAAGTGCACGCCCAGTAAGCGTATTCACCAGGTCGCGACGGACGATGTGCTCTGGGTCCTCGCCAATCACTCCATTCAGGCACGCCGCTTCGTCGGCAAGCCGGGCACGGGTCGCACCCTATGAAAGAGGTTTGGGACAAGATCGTGCAGTGGGTGTCAGAGAATTGGCAGGTTATTCTCGACTGGTTCATTTCTTTCTTTGGGTCAACACCATGAGTAAGCAGCAGCAGAAGGCAGAGTGGGACCCGGGGCTGGAATATCTCGATCCAACCCCGGTAGCGATTCCGGTCGGCGCGAACCGTCCGGAGTCCTTGCAGGAAACGATGCGGCGGCTTGTCCGCAATGAGTTGTCCGCCGCTGCATCGTCGGCCGGCCTTGAGACGTTCGAAGAGTCGATCGACTTCGATATCGACGATCCGGAAGAGGCCGAACACATTTCGATGTACGAACAGGCGGCTCAGATGCATGACGAGCTGCTGGAGGGCCAAGCCTTTGAGCAAGCGGAGCGAGTGCGGCTGCAACGAGAGTCCCGTGGTAAGCAGCAACCGGGAGACGGCGGTGTTTCGGACCGCCAGCGACCAGGACGTGCTGGTCCTTCAGATTTACGAGACGGAGCTGATGATGGCGGCGATGAAGGAAGCAATCGCGGAGTGGAGGTATCGGGCGATCGTGGAACCACCGTCGGCCCGCCTGACCTACGAGGTAAGGGTCAGCGAAGCAAGGCGTCTGATGGAGCAGATTCAGCCAGGTAGCTCGCGTTCCTTCGTCCCTGGTGGCGATAGACGTTAATGGAGCAGTTGGACTTGTTTGGCGGCTCACCCGGGTATCGGGTGAGCCGTTTTGGTTTTGCGGTTTGTGATTGCTATCAACCTGGTGATCGGTGGTTTGTCGGTCAGGGCCCGCCTGGGTTGAAATATGGTTTCGCGTACCATGGGAAGGCGGATTGCCGGCACCAGGCGGTATGGCGGGCACTTGAAATTGAGCAGGATTTGCGGGACAGTACTTCTACTTGAGATGTACTGTGCTAGGTGACACCACTTTATGGCCAGACGTCGTTCACGCGAAAGTCCCAGGTCGGTTTCCGCCTATTCCCGGCCGACGGGCGAGCCTTATTACCGCTCTAGGCCTGACGTAGGCCTGCCCCGGCGGCTAGATGCACTTTCGCGAGCGCGTGAGCTACAGCGGGCCACGCCCCGGCTCACAGCGCGTATACCGAACCTCTGGTCCCCGCTGATACAGCAAGCGCGGCCGGTTCGGTGGTTTCCGAGTAATCGGGATCGTCCGCCGCTCGGACCTGTCCGACGCTGGCGGCGTCAATCTCCCATGCAGACCGTTGTCCGTCGAACGGAGCACGGATTCTGCGGTCGTCGTCAAACCCGAAAGGAGGTGCTCTTTGCTCAGCAGATCGCAGGTCGTTCTGGTCGTAGTCCTGGCCGTGGTGGTCACTATCGTCGTAACTCTCAGTCCCATTACTCTTGCAGGAGGTAGTCCCATGTTTGGAATCTCAGCAGGTATCAATGCCACTCATGATCAGAAGA